TGTTGCGGGGTTCTGGCCATTACGCAGCCAGCCCTTGACCATGGTATTGTTGGCCTGCTTTTGGACTACATCGAGGTTCTCTGCGTAGACATCAGCTTTGAGGTAGCCCCCGTTGATACGATCAGCTGCAACTGCTAGGCCCCACACATGATCTGCTGTAAACATACTCGCTCCTAAGTTCTAACTATACGGCTAGTATACTATCATTTATCCAATCTGTCAACCGGCGGGAGTGCCGGAGAAGAAAAAAGGTGTTGTATTTCTACAACACCCTCAAAAGACGCCCCGGGAGCGAATCGGCTTGTCTGTTTGAAACCTGCTATTAAAGGGTGATGCCCATTGCTTTGGCTTTGTAACCTAAAGCAACGATTTCACGTGATGGCTGACCCATTACGTACTCAGTTACCTGAACACCGTTGCCAGCTTTGCGTGTGTTTGTGTAAACAGCATAGCCACCTTGACGGATACGGCTTGCTTCAGCAGCCAAGTTCTTTACGCCAAAACGCTTTTCAGCTTGGCTGGCAGTTAGAGCTGCACCGTTGTACAATGCGTTAAAAATCTTAAAAGTCTTAGTTTCTTTGTTAAAACGTTTCATGTTAGTATTTCCTATTAGTTAATAAAAGCTGATTACTGTTCTTCAGCGTGTTACTAGTTTACAACAATCTAACTGTATGGTCAACATCAACCTTACCGTTTTAGTCTTTTTTGGTAATCTTCACGTTGCCACGGATAAACACCCCAATGATCAACACGGCCAACCACGTCCAAATTGTGTAAGGCACTGTACGATCTGGCCATAGATACTGCCCAAGCTCGTTACCAGCCCATAAGACCAACAACGGTCCTGCTACTACCAGCACGATCAACAGTGCTGCTACCGCCAATACAATGAATGTATTCTTAAACATTTTCCAACTCTCCTTCATCTGCTTCCTGCTGTGCGATCAATCGTTTGAGTTCGATGTCTGCGATTTCTTTCTCAATGGCCTTAGAGTTGTTCTTTAGGTTACTACTGCCCTTCTTGTAGACCACGTAGTAGTGATCTGAGCAGTAGCCCTTGCCCTCTAGAGTGGGGCACCCGCAATAGGGTGTGGCCTTGTTAAAGTAGTCCCAAGTTCGGGCATCGAACTCAGGACCCAGGTATGTACAAGCACCCATTAGGCACCTCGCTTCATAACAGTTACTTCGGCCATGGCCTTCCAGTTAGTGCTGAAGCTCTTGCGCAAGTCTGCGATCTTCAGCACAGTACGCAAGCTCAACTCACGCATCTTTGAACGATTCTCAACGATGTAGTCTACAACTTCATCACGCTGAACATCTTCAAACTCGTATGCATCCAACATGCCGTCCTGTACGATCTGCTTGATACGCAGAACCTTCTCGCGATCTGTGTCCATTTGCAGATCAATGTAGTGACAGCGTGACTCAAGAGCCGCCAAGTGATCCTGCAACTTCTTAGAGCGTACATTCTCGAACTTGATGTTAGTGATAAAGATGGCACCCGCTTTAAACTCAAACTTATCAGGCACACCCTCATTACGCAGGATACGGCTGTCAGTGTTCCAGCTGATAACACGCTTCTTTGAGCTGTCTAGGGCGGCCTTAAGGATGTTCAAGCTCAAGTCATCTAACAGTACAGAGTCACAGTCATCGAACACGATAACATTGCCCTTGTCTGAGTACTCGTAGAGCTTGGTATACAAGCCAATGGCACTCATAGCACCCTTGACGATCTCATAGCGTGGCTTACGCTGACCCAGGGCATTGAACAAGTCGTCCTTGCTGAGCACTTCATCAACACCGAACGATTTACCCACACCCGGAGGGCCCGTCACGATCATAGCACGCACATTGCCCGATTTCACTGCTTTGGTCATTTCTTTAAGCACTTCGAAACGCTGACGCAGTCGTTCTACGATCTCTTCATCCGTCTCGCTGGCAACAACTGCATCTGACACCTTGATCTGTTCCAAACTCTTGTCCCCTACTGGTTGGGCTGATACTGCACCACTCACAACAACATAGCTCTGTGCGCTCTCGCATTTAATCTTGATGTTGCGATCAGGGATGCCCGAGTTCTTGGGCTGTACTGTGCCACCTGCTACAGTTACATAGCCACCCTGGGCACCTTCTCGGAAACCCTCTACGAGTTCGAAACGGAACCCACTCATACTAGTGTCTGCTCCACGGATCTTATAAGACCCTTCTGTAATTTCAACAATTGCTGGCATATCATCGCTCCTTCTTAATTAACAATACCTCTAGTATAGCACCAAACGAACACTCTGTCAACCCCTAGTAATAACCCTAGGGTCTGTAGGGTCAATTATCGTCTGCTAGGGCCTCTTCAATCAGTATGTCCGCTAGCGCATCCACGAGGGGTACCAGCTGGTCTTTAATCAACCCTGTGGTACCGTATACAGCACCCGCATACCAAACACCGTCTTTCATCACGTAGTAGTACTCGCCCCCACAGTTGTGGGTCTGCTCGATGTACTCTTTAAGGCTGTGTGCTACTTGCCAACTGACGTTTTCCTCACCACGATCAGCATAGAAGCTCATCTCGTCTAGTTCTTCACGGATGCCACTGTTGTCCCCACGTGCAACCAGTTGGTTAGTCTTGACGGAATCGTAGTGCTGCTGTAGGATCTGCCCTGTGCAGCTGAGATAGCCGTCATAGTGACAGTATACTGATTTGAGCACGTCACCGTGCATGATGCCTACTCTGCTTCTTGTACCCATAGCTCGCTCCTATGTTGTTAGTGTAAGTGTGTATTATAGCACCGAATGCGCTGGTTGTCAACCCCTATTTAGGGCAGCCCAGACCTCTTCCCGCACTGCTGTGTCCATGGCCTCTGATGCTGCTGTAGGGTGGGCCCGGGTGAGCAGATGTAAGTGCCGCTGTGTCTTGTCCCAATCCCAGCCCTCGCGCTGTGCTGCTGTGACCACCCCGTGGACCAGTTCGTTGCCACGTGGGCTAAACATTGCGTAGTCTTTCATCCCATCACCTCATCTAGACGCTGTAGTTTGTGGAACAGTGTTGCTGCTGCTTCCTTGGCCTGCTCAGTTGCGCAGCTGATCATGTCCTCTGCTGTGCCATCACGCAGCACTTCACGTGCATCTTCGTAGAGGAAGCCCCCCACGTGTTCTGCAGCTAGCTCATGACCCTCGAACAAGACACGTACACGCAGCATGAACCAATCTAGGCTGCCCTGATCGATCTTTGCGCATATGTCCTTGATGTCTGTGACACTCTCGTCAAAGCAATCGTTAGGGTGTAGATCTTCCCAGGTTTTGTCTACGATTACAGTAAAGGGCCCACGTTGTTCTTCTAACAGTGTGTCGTAATGTCGCTGCATAGCTCGCTCCTTGCTTGTTGAATTAGTGGGGGCTCTCTCGTTGGCCCCCGCCACGTTACTGCTCTTTGGGTGCGAACATCTTACGGCCCGCATCCATAAACATAGTATACGCTACTTTGTCTTCTTTGTCAAGATCATCCCAGCTGGCTTCCATTTCTTTGAGCCCTGCTAGTACGTCCCCGCCCGTGTGCGTCTGTGCGTACTCTGTGACCAGTGTACATGCATCCCCTAAGTCCATATATAAAGGTGTACCCATTACATTCCTCTCTTGTCTGTGTTTAATTCAGGGTTGAATAACTTAATAAGCTCACGCTCGCGCTTGTGGGCTGCTTCTTTACCGCGCAGTGTTTCATGTACTAGTACTTCGATGTCCGCCTTGCTCGCGAGCGAACGTAGAGCATTACATAGTGCCCAATTCTTAGCTTCCTTTTGGGCTCTGTAGTAATGCTTGGCTGCCCTAGCTAGCACTGACTTATTAATAGTAGTCTCTGTCTTGGCTGTGACGCCAATGTAGCTCTGCCCGTTAACACGTAGCTCATAGATGATATGAGTACGGTCTGTGCGCTTTTTACGTAGTGGCTTTTCTAAGTTCATGTTACTATTGTAACACCATTCAGCCAAAATGTCAACCAAAATGAAAGACCCTAAGCTCACTAGGGTTTAGTTACCCACAGCAGCACCGCCAGCAAGACCACAGCCGCTGCAGCATCCGCAGCCCACCGTTCCAGGGGCCATAGACCCCGTCGCCATCTCTGATAGGCCGCTAGCGCAGCAGCTATCTCATGCATGTGATTCCCTGCTGCTGCTGCTGTACACTGTGTACGAATACTGTGCTCATTGTGCGCTGCTGCTGTTAACGTTGTAAGTGGTGGGCCCCCCGAGAGTCGAACTCGGCACCAACGGATTATGAGTCCGCTGCTCTAACCAACATGAGCTAGAGGCCCGTATACTGTTATGGTTGTCTAGCTTCCAGATCTAGCTCACCTGTGCTGTCAAAGTCTCCCTCACAGTGATCCCGCACTAGCCCTGCTGCTAGATAGTCTTCTGCCACCGATTCCGCCATCTCATGCTGCTTGAGCATCTTATATAGTGGTTCCATACGCTGCTGTACAACGTGAGGGGCCGCTGCTTCCAGCTGCTGTAGATCATACGATCCGGGATAGTGACGCAGCGCAGTCATGGCCCTGGCCCTTATAGTAGAGGGAATCCTGGGAGTTATTTTGGGATCACAGAGGTCCGTTAATAGCTGTTCAGCCATTTTGATTGCACGATATCGTTCATCTGGTAGTGTCATTGATTCTCTCGCTTTAGATAACCGCTTTTTCTTAAGCATACACATATTATACACTCACACGCTGAATTCGTCAACCACTAGCAGCGGGGCCTATGTAAACTTCTCACTGACCTTAGGCGTTATATATTATATGCGATCACCTTTATACTACAGTGTAAGAGAATGTTGGGAACGATGCCACGATTTGGACATTGTCAGCCGTAGACTACACATAACAGTTACTACTGTACAACAGCTACTAGCACACACTCAGTAACAGTAGTGTGTATATACACTAGAACCATAACCACGTGCAGCGGGGCCACTGTATAAGAGTGGTTTTTACAGTAGAGAACGCTGGTTCTATGGTGATTCACAGTGGAAGAATGGTGGGAAACGGTTCATTTGAGCAGAGTAGGTACAGTAGAACATAGTGTTTTAGAATTTGTGTCACGGTGGCTTATGAGGCATAATAAAAATTCACACAGTTCCACACTTTTTCACACAATTCTACACATTACACTATCATATGCACTAGCATAACCTACGCAGCGGGGCCTATACGCTATGATGCGTTTACTCTAGGCTCAGTAAATCACACTTTTTGCTACAAACCACTTAGACCCCAACAGCTATAAGCTTCTTAGCTCAGTAAATCACTCACTGTGCGTATACACTAATCCTCTGCAGCGGGGCCTTGGAGATCTTCTACTTCTATGTAT